CTTCGCGGCGATCGTAGCCACAGAATAGATGGATCACTTTGTAGCCTCGGCCCGCATGTCACGGTTCCCGCGCGTCATGTGCGTGAGTGGCGGCAGGATTCGAATATCCCTGAAGCCGTGGAACGCCAGCAGCGCAGTCATGGTCTTCGGCGTGTAGCCCCATAGGTGCGAAACAAACGGATTGCCGGACTTCGGCGATCCGTAGATCGGCCACATCGACATCCGATCATCCATGCCGGCCAGAAGGTTTCGGCAGGCTGACTCCAGGTTCGGGCATTCCAGAACCAGATTGCCACCGTCCTTCAGCAGCCGCTTGAACTCGGCGATTACAGCGTCCGCGTTGTAGCGGTGGAAGTGCTCGATCACATGGATCGACTGGACCTCATCCACGCTTCCGCCGGCCAGCGGGAATTGTTCGACCAGCCTGCCGTCTTCGAATCGCATCTCGAACAGCAGCTCGGGATCGCGATCTGCGCCGGGGTGGCGAATGGCATCGATGTTGTACCAGCCGTCTAGAACCTTCTTCCCGCAGCCAAAGTTGACGCGCATCAAGCCGCCTTCCGATAAATCGTCGTGTGCGCCGGCTGAGTGAGCGTGCGCTTGGTGTAGAAATACAGGGCCAACGAACGCCGCTGCACGTCTTCAGGGCATTCCAGCGGCTCCGGATGGCCGTGCCAGCTTTGGTCGTTCGTCTCGAAGATCACGCAACGGCCGCCGATTGGTGCGATGCGCTTGGAGTTTTCAATCCCGAGTTGCAAATGGCCGCCCCATTCGTCCCGCCATATCTGGTTCAGATAGATCAGCAGGTTCACGCGCCGATGCCAGCCGCGTGGGTGCTTGTTGAAGTCGACGTGCATCTTGAGGAAGCCACCGCGCGGTATGCAGTGCAGGCCGGCGCCGAACAGTGAAGGATCAGCGCGCAGCTTCGGGATTCCTGTTTCCATCTCGACCATGCCGATATCGATGGATCGTGCAACCTCGGCGGCGCTCGGAGGCAATCGATTGGTACTCCACTTCCGCGTCGCCTTGCCGTCTTCCTTCAGCCACTCCTGCGGCCATTCCGAGTTGATTCGCGCGACGGTTCGGGCGTCGATGAAGCTGTCGATGACCGTGTGCGGGAATGGGCTAGAGAACTTCATTCAGCGCACCCATCAACCATGGCCAGATCAGCCCCTTTTCCATTTCCGGCATAGACCACTGCCACCATGCCAGGCGGCGCAGGAATTCCGCGCGCAGCGCCAGCGAAGGCTGCTTGGCCTCGTCCTCGAGCCGCTCTGGATAGATCGCAGCGGCGGCACCATCCTCACAAACAACCGGGATGCCCATTCGGCAAGCATCTACCGCAACATTGCTGTGCCGGCACACGACTAGCGAGGACTTCGCCAGCACCTTCTCGATCTTCTCCTCGCTTGCTTTTCCGTCGAAGGAAACCCCGCGCTCTACGAACTGGCGCTTGGGCCGATAGATGATCCTGCGCCGCGGGAAGGCCTTGCGTATCTCGAGCGATTTTCTCGCGGTCCATCCTTCGGCGTCGACCGAAACGGATTTCTGCCCATTCCCCACCAAAACGATATCGCCGGCCGGGTGCGCCATGCTGGACATGTGAATACCGGACGCATTCAGCCTTTCTGGCCCCGGGTCAGATCCGCGCATGATCAATTGCGGGCAGTGGAACCCATCGATCGATACGCGGAACTTCCTGTGTTCGCTCTTGCGCTCCCAATAGCCGGCATCCAGCGAAACGACGTGGCCGCGGCGGTCGCGATGCATTTTCGCGCTCGCCATACGGTCTGGCGCCCCGAGTCCGTAAAGCACCAGAACAGCGCCCGGGCGCGGCTCATAATGTCGAATGGGCCGAACATCAACCCCGGTGGCGACGCCACCCTCGAACAATCGGCTCAGCATCGCGGCCGGCTTTTCCTTGGTCGCCGGACTGATCAGGATGTCGAAGCGCATTTGCGTCCGAACATGACCAACTCCGATCGCGCGTGCCATCGATACCCCAATGAGCGCATCTTGGGGACTTCATCCATTAGCCGGTCCTCGACAATGTAGGTCTGCTTTTCCCAAACGATGTCCGGAAGCAGTGATGCAATTCCCTCTGGCGTGTATCTGAAATAGTCACTCGGGTAGCCATGAATCCGCCACACCCATGGCACCATGACGAGGATCGTCCCGCCGTCGATCAGCATCCGATTGACGTTCTCGCAGAACAGCCACGGCCGGCGCACGTGTTCAAGCGTCGAGACGCAATCGACATGATCGAAGGACATGTCGAGCGGCTGTTCCAAATCGTGAACCAGGTCGACGCCTTCGCCTTCCTGCATGTCGACGCCCCAGGCGTTGGGGTAAAGATCGCGCCTGTCGGTCTTTCCCGTTCCCGGGTGAATCTTGCTCCCGCAGATCAGCGTGCGATCTTCGGTCGGCTCGCACTGAGCCATGAACTGAGCCAGCGCATTCATGCGAACTGCTGCCGAAGGAACGAATGCAAATCAGCCGCGGCGCGCTCAACCGGATAGGCGGCCTGCACGAAGCGGTCGCAAATCTGCTCGCGTGTCGACTGGTCTGTGAGCCATTCCAGCGACACGCCAAGATCGTGCTGGCAGTCGGCCCAATACTCGCAGCCCGTCGCGATCTCCAGGTAGCCGGCCTCGCGTGACGCTATCAGCGGCGTACCGGAAGCATGCGCGTTCTCGGCTTTGACTCCGGACTTCCAATTGCGCGGCGCATAGCCCTTCGCATCGCGCAGCGCCAAGACCACATCGCAATCTGCCAGCGTATCCGGATTAACCACGAACGATGCATCGATCCGGTTGCATTCATGCTTGATGGCCTCTCGCCACTTCACGATATAGCTTGGCGAGCCTTCGTAGCCGACAACTGTGATGCGCTCGCGGATCGGGTTGCGGCGGATGTTCGGTCTGTGATGGTGACGCAGCCACACGACCGGAATATCTAGCCGTCGAAACTCATCACGCATCCGATCCGTCGCCGCAATAACTGCGTCCGGCTTGATGCGGTTTATCTCAGCATGGAGCCACGTAAACGCTTGTCGTTCGCTCCAGGTGTTGCCGTCCGGCTGAGGCCATGCATCCACAACGTCCCACACCAGCTTCGCACCGCGCGACCGAAGCGCACGCACTGTGCGATCATCGACCCGCTTCACGAGGACAGCAACGTCAGCCTCTTCGTTCACCGCATTCGGAATTGCCTCTGCGCCGAGCGCAGCCGCAATCTGGCAACCGCGGATACGCCAGCTTCCTGACGTGCCGCGGCCAGTGAATAGGAGTTTCACCGAGCCTGGACCTTGATATGCCTTACAACAAATCTACCGGCTCGTTCCGCATCAACCTTGAATCCCGCGCGCTTTAGCCTAACCAGCCACGCTAGATATATATGCACCCAAAGCGGAATTTTAACGATGCAGTTTAGCGATACGTTGCCAGCCATTTTTCACCTTGCCGTGAAATTGAGTAACCGCGCGATCGGTTCGCCGCTCGCGATTTCTTCCATCGTCCATTGAGCCCATGCTAGTCGGCGCAGCATTGCCAGCCTGCCGGCGTCGGTGTTGTCCTGAGCCGCAATCCAGTTCGGCTGATGCGACTCGACCGGGATGCCCCAGATCAGCGCGCGAACCGCGGCGCCTGAGCCCCATGTCACGACGCGACCGCAGTTCGCCAAGTCCTCGCGCAGCGGCTTGCCTTCGCCGCGGCCTGGGTGGGCCCTGAGCCGCCCTTGTTGCCGCTGCGGCCAGTCTCGGGGCATGCGGTAGCAAGCGGGTCCGATGCCGCGCGATGCCAACACGACCGTCTCGCCTTCCGTGCGCCATGGCTCAAGCTCGACGCCCAGCGAGTCCCATCGCTCAGGTCCGCCGACCGGAAAGCAGCCGGCCACGTTGTGATAATCCTTGCAGACCGTGTACCACTCACGACCGGCGAAAGAATTTCCCCAGCTTGAGTTTTCTGAGACGACTACTGGCAGTCCGCGATCGGTGAAGATGCGCGCCGCTTCGTCGCCTTCGTGGATGCGATTCCACGTCACCATCACGTCGCCGGCGCGCGGATCGCGCGTCAGTTCGTGCTTGACTTCGAAGCCTAGTCGCTCAACCCCAGAGGCAAAGGCCGCGCGGCGCTCGGGAACCGTGAAGCGCAGGTTGAGCCACGCTCTAGCCTGCATTTAACCCGGTTGAGAGCGGAAGAGTCATCCACTCCATTCCGGTATCCGGATCGCGAATGATGCCGGCGATGTTGTAAATCTGGCCGTCAATCGTGAGGCGCATCTTTGCCGTGATGTTCGCGTTGTAGCGCATAACGAATAGCGCCTTGACTTCCGACTTGACCGATTCAGCAGTGAGCAGTTCGCGCGCGCTCGAAGGTTTCAGCGCGCCCCAAAACTTGCCGTCGCCGCGCGCCGAGAACGTTACTTCTTCCCATTCGGTGACTTGATCGCCAGATGAATTGGTCGTGGTTGTCTGATCCTCGACCAATGCGCGGTCGCGTAGGTCGCCAGCCTTGAGTCCCATATCAGGGCCACCGATGCCGGCGAGTCGGAACGCCTACGGTCGGCACTCGATACGGGAACAGCAGCGCCGTCACCGGGCGAGGCAATGCGCCGGCCTCGAACTCGTGATTGCCATCCTCGTCGCGCTGACGATAGAAGTAGCCGATCAGCAGCAGCGTGGCGATTTTCACGTCGTCCGGAACGTCGATGGCGATGCCGGAAGAATCCTCCGGAACCTCGCCAGACGAATCCGCAAAGGACGGATCCTTGAGGTAGGTGACGACCGCGCGCGACGCCGCCTTGATCTTTAGCGTCAGGTCCGCGTCATCATCCGAAATGTCACTACGGATTTGGTCGCGAGCCTGCGACAGCGTGACCAGCATCATGGAATTTTGACCGTCCGCTGGGCCGGCGGCTTGCCGATCGAGTCAATCCATTCCTGCTCGGA